AGCTTTCGCAACCCAATACCATATCACGAAATAAAAAGCGTATTTGGCTAATCTTTCGCAAGCTTGTGAAGGCTCTAACCCGGCAATGAAATTCCATGTATTATACTCATATACGCAAATTAGATATGATATAATGATAGAAACCAGTATATATATAAATCTTCTCATATAAGTTTTAATATTTCTTGTATTCCGGCCTCCAGTGCTTCCTCGTAGGTATCCCACTTCCCGCCATCGTTAGGCCCTTTGGTATTATCGTCTTCCATCCATGTACCGCTATCGGCTTTTACGATAACATAGCCATAACCACAAGTGTTACGGTATATTTCAATATGCAGGTTCTTGGTTTTACGCAGCCACTTTTGGGCGATATACAATGTTGGACACAAAAATTCAACTGATTCGTTATCTATTTCCGTACAACACGACATACTTTGCAGAAGGTCATATTTTGTAATAACCTTATTGCAGCCTATTATGTGTTCACACTTCCAATTGAAACCTTTCTCTTTCAGCAGCTTCGCAGTCTCTAATGTCACAAGTTCTTCGGTCATAACTATATAAATAATGCGGTTGTTGAAATAATAGTCATAATGAAAAAGATTAATGCAATACATTTCCATATTTTTGCAGTAGCCTCCAAACCGTATTTCCGCTTGTCAAACTCGCTTATTGCGTAATTCAAAGCCTCGTCTTTCAGTCCTTTAAACTTGTCGTTCAAAGCCTCTGTTATATCGTCTGCAATAACATACTTCACCTTCTCTAACACAGATTCAGGATAACCTCTCTCATCATAATTTATTTCATACAACAAGTCGTGGTGAAAAAGATAAGGTATATCGTTTACTTTATAGGAAAGTTTGATGCCGCTTTCTTTGACATATTTCAAAAACCTTTCTTCGGCAATCTCATTTATCTTTTCCTGGTTAAATTCTGACTCCTTCTTTATCTCATTAAAATATTCCTCGTCAACAATCACACAATTGTTTTCAAGTTTCATTACATGTGCTTTCATTCTTTATCTTTAGTTTTAATATATATGTTTTTCAATACACCAGCACAGCATCCCGTAGGCCGCGTCAATGAGATTTTCTGAATAAAAATAAGATAAAGTACACCCTCTTCCATTATATTCTACATACCACATTCCCTTGTGTGCACTAACTCTGATTGCAAGCCAATAATATTTTTTTATGACAGGCGGCAGCTTATCTAGAATGTCCTGCAAAGTGTAAGTTTCATGATAATAGTCGTAATTCGTATCGGCATCCGGAGAGGTTACAACCATGTTGTCTGAATCTGATTCATTCCACTCAAAACACATGCTTCCATCGCTTGTATCCAGCCCAAGCTCCTGCAAATGTTTCATCTGTTCGACTGATAATACTTGTTTTGATTTCATAATTCCTCCTCCAATTTTTCCAAAAGTTCCTTGGATAACATTTCACAATAATAAATATTATCTATCATTGTGTCATCAGAACTTATATCTGCCTTAAACCTCTTAACAAGTACCCAGCCATACCATTTTTTCACTTGAACGTCAAAAATGTGGTCAAAAAGTCCGTATCTGTATATTCTGTATCTTTTCATTTGTCTAAGTTTTTTTTCATCCATATTAGTCCGCTTCTTTCTTGGCAAAATTCATAGCCGCTTCTTCTACTGTCTGTTTCATAACTGTTCCGTTTTAAATTAATCTTCTTTATTTTCTAAATCTCTGTATGCCACGCAATAGTCAAGTAAGTTTAAATCTGGTTCATTCATTAAACATTCGTTCAATCGGGCGCAGTTCATACAACACCATTCGTCAGATAATCTCCCCATAGTTTTTTAGCTAATTCGTAATTCTTTTGTGCTTCATTAACAGCTTTCTTGGCATAAGTGAGAGTATAAGCGTGTTCACGTGGATATTTGCCAGACTTAACACCCTCATGATATTCTTTCGCTTTCTCTAACTTGTGTTCGTAGAAATCGATACTTTCCGGCATAGAAAGATTGATAGTGTTTGCCTTTTCTTCCCAATATTTGGCAATTCTTTCGTGTTCGGCAGCCTTGTCGCTAAATTCAACACTTTTTCCCATATTGTTCCAAGCATCATTAATCGCTTTTCGATGCCGTTTCTCACTATGGTGCCCGACCTTAATTGGCTCTCCAAGAGAAAGAAAATCTTTGTCTTTGTTCGAGCGGTTGAAATATTCGTTACTTTTTTGTCCGGCAGACTGGGCCCAATCATGGCGGCGCTCGGCTCTTTGTTTGGCCCATTCTTGCACATTAAATCCGTCAGCTCTGACGATGGAGTAATAATAAAAGCCTTCACGTTCATAGATGAGATTGAATACAATACATTCATTCTCTTTGCCATATTTGGTTGTAACTTCAATAACTTCTCCTTTTTCGTGTTTTTCACTGCATTTTGCGAGAAAAACATTGGGTACATATTTGCTATACGTATTCATATCAATATAATTATCGGTTAAAAACTTCTTTGTGTACTTGGTTTATAGTGCCATTGATTATCAAAGAACCTTTAGCGGCACGGATTTTATTACCTTTTTCTTGAACTTGATAGCCGGCTTTTTTCAGCCGGTCTATTTTTTGTTGTGGTGTTATTTTAGAAACCTTCATCATCATAATCTGTGCTGAAAATATTAGCTATCATATCAACGATATTCTCTTCTATATCTTCTGTGGAACCGGTAATATCCTTAGCAATGGCTTTCTTATTTTGAATGATACGGTAAACCTTCTCGTCAATGGTACGTCGGCCGAGGAAATAGTAACAGGTTACAGAATCCTTTTGCCCTATACGATGCGCACGGTCTTCGCACTGGCAACAATCGGCATAAGTCCAGGGGAATTCAACAAAGGCAACATTGCTTGATGCAGTTAGGGTCAGTCCGACTCCAGCAGCTTTAATGGAACAGATGATAATATCCGTTTTGGGATTGTTTTGAAAAGAATCCACAGCTCTTTGTTTCTCATCTTGTGAGTCCCTTCCTGTTACAGATACAGCCGTAGGAAAATAGCTTTTCAGTTGATCTACCACTTCGTGAAGTGAGCAAAAGAGGATGATTTTCTTTCCATTCTCACGAAAGTCTTTTACGAACTCAATTACATCACGTACTTTTCCTCTGGCTGATATTTGGCGGAGGATATTAATACGTACCATGACTTCACCTCGTAATGCTTTCTCTATCTTTTCATCATCCGCTTCTTTATATTTCTGTAGGTACATGATAAGATCACGCTCTGCATCGATATACTCCTTACGGTTAGTTATCTCACAAGTATTTACTTGTCGTATTTTATCGGGAAGGTCTGTCAGCACCAATGACTTTTCACGCCGGAACATACATTTAGTCCATAACATATAGTTAAGTTCTTTCAGGTTTGATGCTTCATTCTGACCGGAGCAATATCTATTGACGAATGTCTTATATCCTCCAAAATCTTCCATTCTGGAAAGGATAGATAACTGCGGAATTAAATCTTTAGGCTTATTGACAACCGGAGTTCCGGTAAGTTCAATGACCCATTCCTTACCATTGCATATACCTTTACAGAATTTAGCTTGCTGAGTGGATGATGATTTGCAACGGTGGCTTTCATCAATGATTACAGATTTGAAAAGTTGGATGCTGTTTCTGAATTCCACATCTCTTAAAGTCCAACCAGATTCTTTTTTGATACGTTGTACAAAGTATTTTTTAAGCGATTCATAATTAACGATGAATACCTGATACATGCCAGTCTGATAAAAGAAAGTCCATGTATCTCGTACTTTATCCGTCAGTACCATTGCCTTTTTATCTGTAAACTTATGCCATTCTCTTTCCCAATTAACCTTTAAGGCAGAAGGACAAATAACCAAACAAGGAAAGGCATTCCCAAGATTAATAGTTGCAATGCTTTGCAGTGTCTTTCCAAGGCCTGGCTCGTCGCAATTCATGAATCGTTTGAGCTGTAATCCTCTTGCAATTCCTTTTAATTGATAGGGATATGGGTTTACTTTTAGTAAGTGGGGAATATCAAGCTCCGGCAGTTCCGGTATATTGTACGCAACTTCTTCCTCTTCTTGTTTCTGTTGTCCTGTAACCCATTGGATATTTTCAAATGGTCTGATTTGATAGACCATTTTTTCAAGTTCGACACGACTGGAAACAGGAATAAGCCATTTCTTTCTGCTTCCATCATATCTCTTGCCTGTGATTTGACGTATTCTGTCAACAATAGTGGGCTTGTACTTGAAAGTAACTTCAAAAACGTTTCCTTTTAATTCTATAATCATGACTTGTAATTTAGAGTTTTATGGGGCTGACGAAATCAGCCCCGAATTTGATTAAGCGGCAGGAGCTATAGTTTTGGTCTTTCTGCCTTTTCTTTTAGGCTTTTCTTCTTCTGCAGGAAGTTCTTCTGTATCGGTAACAGCTTCATCGGGGATATCGCTATCAAAGTCTAACCGCTCTTGCTTAATGCCCCATTTCTCTTCAAAGAGATATGCTTCCACTTCCGCATCGCAAGCTGCTGCATCTATTTGTAGTTCTTCTGAAAATTTATATTCTTCGTCTCCGAATGGAGTAAAGATTTTCAAATCCACAATTTTACCGGATTGTAGTAATTTGCCTCCCATTATGGTTATACCCGGTACTCCATCGTTGCTATCATTGGCATATCCGGTAATGAAGTAGTTATTCAGAGTTTCATCAAAGCCCGGTGATGTAAAACTTGATTTGTAGATTTTTTCCGCTTCGGGTTGCTCGCATAATACCACAAGATGCAGTTTCAAGTGATTAAAAATCTCCTTCAGTTCGGAATGTACGATTTGGTCGCAATTCTTGGTAACCTTGTTTGTGTAGTTGGCTTCTGTGAATCGCTCGTTGTACACAACATTTAATCTGTCTTTTTTAATGACAGCCTGCTTGATGTCAATTTTTGCAGTTTCCATTGTTCTCTTTTTTAGGCTCATCCTTTGATGTAAGAATAAGCATGTTAATAAATAGATATATGATTATACCGGCTCCCATGATGAATGGGAATCCAGTAATGTTTTCGTCTAATCCCATTAGGATAATGGCTATAAGAAGCCAAAGCAAGTATTTGGGTGCTTCTTGGTCGTTTAGCATTTTTGTCTGTTGTTATTGTTGTACATACCAGCCATTTTCATTTCTTCTTTGGCTTTGCTTATTACTGTCACGCACCATGATAGCTGATGTGTTGCGGTTCGATTGCACCGTTCACACCAATCGACCAAATATCGTTCTTCCCTGCAAAGGGAGTTTACTAAAGCGTTTATTGCCGTAGCTGTAGCCTTGGCATTTTTGGCTGTTTCGGCAAGTGTTTTCATTGTTTCGGAATTCATGGCTTCGTTAAGCCAATATTTAGCATCAGCTAATAACTTGCCTGAACGGGCGACATATACAGCCAAGTCATTTCCGCGCAATACGGCTTCTTCTGCATTTTCGCTCATTGTTATATTGAGGAATGAGTCAATATCTGTAAGTTCCTTGCAGATTTGTTCTTTGGGTGTGATAAGTATGTTCATATTATAACGAATTTAGCATTTCAATATAAGCTTGGCTGGCTTCAGATGGTGTATCAAAGCATTTGGATGTTTTTCTCTTACCGTTTATTTGGATCTTGGCTTGATATTTGTTTCTTCTTTTGTCTAAAGATACTCCAACAGGCAACCCAGACTTTATTGTTTTCTCTTTACTAGAATTCTGCCTTTTAGTAACGATTTGCAAATTCTCAGGAAGATTGTTTAACTTATTAGAGTCTAAATGATCTATAATTTCATACTTACTGCCACCTCCTGCAACTTTGCTGATAACATTGTGATTTGCGTCACCAAAAAGATATACAACTAATCGGTGTTCGAAAAGATGGTATGTCTTTTGTCGTTTGTTTCCTAAACAGAAGGTTATAATTGATGCCTTATAACCGAAAAGAATCCTTTGTTTTGCAGGATACCCCTTGGGAGTATATACTTGCAAAGTATCTGGATTGACTTTCACACTTCCTTCGGGAAAATCAATAGTAACGAAGCCATTATCATCTAATGCTTTTAATAATTTTCTATTCATTTTTCTGATAAAATATAATTAGACCATTAGTTGCCACCATTTAAAAGCCAATTCATCATATTTCTCTTTCCCACGTTTATAGGTATCATCGTCTCGTCTAATGAATGCTTTGAATATTTTCAGGTTCTTCTTGCTGATGGCATAGATAAAGTCCTGTTGGCTTCCTGCTATATCCATATACCATGCTCTGGAACGGTCCCAATCAAAAAAATCTATAGCTTCATTGAACTGGTTTTGTGATTCTGCAAAAGTGGTCTTTAAATCTCCGCCAAATCCAAAACTCGGTAACCACCAATCCCATTTACACCGGGTATCAAGAGTGTACTCAAAGTTTCCGTAGAGAAATCGCTGGGATTTGTTTACCATGAATTTCTGGGTATCGGAGTTGGAAAGAACGGCTCTAAGGAACTCGTCTTTTCTTGCCTCTTTTCTTAAAGCTTCCCTCATGGCAAGGCCTAACTCGAAATCTTCCCGTGAATAGGTTACATCATCCACCATGCGCTTACTATAATGTACCCGTTCGTTTTCGGTAATAAGTGCATCTACCAATGTCCCAAACTTGAAGGCTTTTTCTTTATCCCCATACTGGGTACGGGGATAAAGATAGTTTTTGAGTTCTGTCAGATCGGAGTTGCTGACTTCTGTACGCAAGTAATATGAATCCGGATTTGCCATTACTTTCCTGCTTTAACTTCTTCTTCGTATCGGATATATTTTGATTTGATTTTCATTTCATCATCGCTGTTAGCTTTCTTTTCGCAGAAGGAAATCATCTTTTTGTGGATTTTTTCAAGTTCTTCTATTGTCAGATTCTGACCTTCATTTATCCACCACATCTGATATATTTCCAAGAAGCCGGCAGGGTGTAGTATTTTAATCCTTTCAGTCACTTTGGCTTTGCTGGTTCTTGTTGTAACAGAAGCGGCAGCCGTTGCAAACAGACTATTCATTTGTGCGGATTGTATAGAAGATTCCGCTTTTTGTTGCTGCTCATGTTCTTTTTGCTGTATTTCAAGTTCACGTTGTTTTCGCTCCTCTTCTTCCCGTTGTTTCCTTTCGGTTTCCGCTTTGGCAGCAGCTTCAGCATCTTTCTTACGCAATTCTTCTTCCTCAATAAGTTCTTGCTTTTTGGAGGAAAGACGGTCAATAAATGACTGACGTAAATCCTCCATGTCAAACTTATACTGTTGAGAGAAAGCGGAATATTTATTGCTTAGAATTTCAGCCTTGATATTCTCTTTGGTTTGTGCGTCCAGATAGTAAGTTGTAATATCTTTATTGAAAGTGTCGAAGTGCTCACGAGGATACAGAGTTGACCAACCTCTAATACTCTTTTCTTTCAGCTCAAATGTAGCCAGTGTAATGCTTTCCCAAATATGGCTCAGATTCTTCTGTTGTTCGGCAAAATAGGAACTCATGTGTGTATTGATAGCCTGTTCAATAGCAAGCCGATACATTCCTTTTTCCTTTTCAATATTGGCTTGTCGTTGCATTTCCTGCTGCTTCCTTCTTTCTTCTTCACGCTTCAGTGCTGCATATCTGTCACGTTCTGCAGCTATTTTGCCCGGAATTGTTGATTTGTCTTTTGGGTCAATAGCTTTTTCATCTGTCGTGAAAATGGATCGGATACGGTCGAATAGTTGGGTAACAGGCGCACGACGGCTTTTCATGTTGGTAATTGTAACATTGACTTTCTTCAGATACTCCGCAGCTTTGGCATCCAGTTCATCAGTCATACCTTCTCCTTGAATCGTATCTAAGATTGCCTGTCCCGCTGAATTACAGTTGGCTATTGATTTTTGGTTCTTGCCTAAGGCGTCAGGGGCACTTTTCATTAAAGAGGTAAACTCTTCTACTTTTATTAATTCTGTTGACATAGCTTTAAGTATTAATGGTTAGAATCCTTCTTCTTCATCTGCTTTGCTGACATTTACAGATACCGGTTCCGGTGCGGTGAGTTGTTTTTCTTCACCGAAAGGAATGTTTGGGTCTTCCTGTGCAATATTGGCATCTTCCACAATTCCATAATCGATGATTTCTTCTTCCTCCTGGTCGGTTGCCATAATGGTATATTTTCCGGTACGTACTTTAGGGTATGCGTCGAAGGCGTGTTTAATCATTTTGTTTTCAAGGAAACCGGGGTCAATACCGCCATTATTGGAAGTGTATAAAGCATTGGCATTACCAAGCTCTCTCCGCCTGGTTTGCTCATTCCATTTGGAATTTGCTTTTTCGCTATAATGCTTCAAGCGTTCAATATCCCCTTGCATAAGCCATTGATAATCCACTGAATTATCATTGCGTACAATGCGTATGAATGCTGCAATAACCTTGGTTGATGTGCGGGGGCATTGTGCTTCATACTCGATGTTTTTTACTCCATTGACTAAAGATGCCTTGAAATGGTCTCCCTCATAAACGACGACGGGGTTGTCAGCATATTTAATTTGGCCGGCACGCATACGCATGGTAAGTTCACCGTAGCCGGTAACCGAAACGTATGCACGTTTTTCGTAAATATCGTTCCCATGTTCGTTTTTGTACCCAGTTTTGCAGTTGCGACTCAGAATATAGCAGAGCGGATGCCCTGTCTGGTCTAATGTTAGTCCATTGACTGCGATATCAAGGAAACAACCATAAAGGGACATTTTGCTTGAAGTGCCTACATCGGGGTTATCCCGAAGTAATTTTTGAAAATTGAATACTTCTTTGTGGTACATCTGCTCACCCTTATCCGTACCCCAAATTGCATTGTACATTTGAATAAACTTTGCTTGTACACCTTCATTTTCGACAATTTTCGTTGCTGGAAGCGCATTTAGCTCTTCCATCTTAACTTGAATAATACTGCTCATAATGAGAATTTTAGTTGTTAATATTAAAATCTGCTTTGTCTAACCGTACCCAGACTGATTTGCCGGGACTATTAAATGATTGTTCTAAATTGACATCAACAAGCACCTGATTATAGCATTCCAATTTGCGTATAACCACTCCGGTAATAATGGCGTAGTCCACATCATCCCCGTAATGTCCGCACCGGAAAAAGAATCCGGCTGAAATGTTCTGCCCTATTTGTATATCTTTTGCAGTCATGGTACTTGCATTAATACTTTGATTATGTTGGCCGGTACTTTGTTATGAATATCCATCATGGCACTTGCTGTTTCCAGTTCGGACATTTTCACATAATACTTGCCGCGTTCCTTGTTCTTTGCAGGATAAAACTTTATCCATTCCTTACTACGCCATTCTGTAATGAGACGACGTCCGTATATCTTTTCTGCTTGGGAGATTGTTACCACCTCCGGCAGTAGCCCTAATGCTTTAAGCGTCTGAATCGTTCCGATTTTTATGCCGCTTGCTACAATTCTTTCTAAATATCTTTCTCCCATTTTAGCTGTTTCTTAGGTTGGTTAATTATTGGTTACGAGCTTTCTTCACTATCTGAAACACATTGCAACTCTATGCTATGCTGCCTGTTTATAATTAGGTTGAGATATTTCTTCGGTCTTGTATCTTTGCGTTCTTCCTCTTCTTGTTCGGTAGTAATAATCGTGATGATTATCTACTGAAAATTGGAATATTGTTATTCCCAAGAAGCAAAGAGCTATAATTGTCTTTTGTAGCTGTTGAAAATCTATGTTTAGAGTAAATACTCTATTGGCCCACCATGACCCCAGTTCATTTAATTTGCTGGTTCCGGTCTTTTTGTATGCTTTGTCGAGCAATACGTTGATAGTTCCGTAAGCCACGTGAAGCCTGTCTGCCATTTCTTTCTTTGCGAGTCCGCAAAAGGCAAGTCCGGCGATCTGATTTTCACGCTTGGTTAATTCATTGTTCGCTTGTAGTTCCATTTTGCAATGTTTCTAATTCGGCTGCCGCTTTAGAAACTCCTTTTGAGGCTTCCAAGGCTTCTTTAGCCATTCTGGTTGCTATTGTGAGAACTTTAGCCTTATAAGCTGAACGGGCAGATGCAGGCTTGTTGTTAAGGATATTATGTACTGTGCCTTTTGAACATCCTGCTTCTTTTGCAATGCTCCCCTCATAGCCATAAGGGAGATTGGATTTAATAATTTCTAATTGATTTTCCATATACCTGATATTATTGTCTGAGTTCCCGGCAAGGTGGTCAAGCCCGGCCGGGATTGATTATCTATTTTTGTTTTTTCTTTTCGTATTCCAAACAAGCCCTTCCATTTGCGAGCCATTTTTTGGAACCTCTTTTAGCGCAAAGACCAATAGCTTTATTTTCAGTGCTGCGACTAAAGTATTTGCACGTGGCACATCTTGAATATCCCATGATTATTACTTGCTTAAAATATTATCCAACAACTTCTTATCATCATCCCAGAGGTTATAACCCTTAGCAATCTTTCTTCTGAGGTACTCACGTTCGCCAATCATAGCGATTGCCATTTCTCTCAAATCGCTTGCATTACATTTTTCTGCTTGATCTATCAAAAGGTTAGAAAGGCATTTACGCTCTTCGTATAGTTCACGTACTAATGCGGTCTTCCGTTCTATCTCTTTAAGTGCGGTTGGATTTTCAATCCACAGCTTACAAAAAAGGTCTTTATCAAGGTCTGTATTCATATAGCATTCTTCTACTTCTGAATAATCACCTACGAACTTTTCACCGATTCTATCTTCGAATTCTTTCTGTGTCATATCTTGTCTTTTTTAGAGTGAATAATCTATTTTGCTGTTTTTATTCCAACTTTATTTTGCTGTTATTGCACTTTTGCACTAACTTTATGGTGCAAATTAAATGTTTTCTTGAAATATAAACAAGAAAAACTTGAAATATTTTTCAAGAAAATAATGAATATGATTAAATAAAAACTTTAGATATATGAAAATTGGGTTGGTAATCAAAGAGTTAATGCTTAAACAAAATATTGAAGTTGCAGATTTGGCAAAACGATTGGGTAAGACAAAACAAGCTGTATACGATATGCTTGATAAAGAAGATGTTAACACCTCATTGCTTCGTGAGCTTGCTGCTATTTTTAATGTTCCAATAACTATTTTCTTTGATAATTCAGTAAATAACAATCAATCTAATACAGGAAATAATAGTATCGTTTTAGGTCAGAATAATAATGTGGATTCTTTAAACTTGGGTTATAAAGAAAAACTTGAAAGTGCATTGGTTGAGATAAAGCATTTGAAAGAAGTTATCGATGCGAAAGATAAACTTCTTCAAGAGAAAGAGAGATTGATTAATGTATTAATGAATAAATAATGATTTAAAGTTATGGAAATTATTGGAATTATATCTTTGTTGGCTGGTATTATCCAGTTGGTAATATTGATTATAATTATTGTCAAGTTTTTGCTTTTAGTCAAAGATGTTAATGAGATAAAAGAAAAAATGACAATACCGTCTTGTGATTTTAAGACTGAATTTTATAAATGGTATTCATGTGGAAATGTAGAAAAAGCAAAAGAGGTTCTTGTTAATGAGATAGGAAAATCCTACGAATTTGAACAGCTTGTTGCTGGTGGTAATCCAAAATACATGGATGACATGAAAGAACAATTAAAAAAGAAATATCAGACAGAGATAGCTCTTTCGGGTATTGAGTTAAACTTGAATTGCTTAACCAAATAAACTGGGTACTGAAATATCTTAATTAATATGGAACAAGATATACGTTGGCTTCAAAGATACGACAGCTTTCATCGCGCTAATAAGCGCATTCAGGATATAACAGAATCTGATAAGAAAGCGGATGATTTGTCTGAACTGGAAATGGAAGGGTTGATACAGCGGTTTGAATATACTTTCGAACTTGGCTGGAAGGTTCTTCAAGACTTATTAAAGTACAAAGGCTATGAATTTGTGCAAGGTCCGAACGGTACGCTTCAGAAGGCTTTCGAGGATGGCTTGATTGCCGACCACGACGGTTGGCGTAGAATGGCGAAAGCCAGAGTAACCACTTCACACACTTACAATGAAGGTGATGCCATTGAAATCGTCCGTAATATATATGATGAGTATTCCCATTTGTTGCAGCGATTGGATGATAAACTCAATGAAGAAAAGTTACGGCTTGAAATGAATACATTGTTTTGA